TGGTGTCTAACCGCGCCCTGTCGCGCCTTTCTCTGCCTAGCACCGTTTGTCACGCCCTGCTTCACCCCGCATAGCTCCGTCTTGCTTCGTATCGCTCCGTCTTGCCATCGCTCTCGATCTACGATAAAAAAGATCGAACTTCAAAATTATTCCTGATCTATGAAAGCCCTCAACATCGAGCTGGACGCAGCAAGAGCCGAAAAGTTGGCCATGCTTTCAGAGGCTACAGCTGGCAACATGACAAACGTCTCAGTCGGCGGTGAGTTTATCGAGTATGAACAGAATAAACTTTCTGCATCTAAGCTCGCTAAAGCGTTGTTAAACTCGGCTATTGATCGAGCCTTCTCTCAACTGCCTAAGTAGGTTCCAGTTCACGGTTCCTGGCAAACCTGCGCCGCAGGGAAGTAAACGGCATGTCGGCAAAGGCGTCATGGTCGAGTCATCAAAACGATGCAAGCCATGGCGCCAAGACGTAAGACATTTGGCCATGGAGTTGCTTCCTGAGGGCTGGCATGCCATGATGGGAGAGGCAATCTGGATGGATGCAGTTTTTGTATTCAACAGGCCCAAAGCTCACTACAGAACGAACGGCGAACTCAAGCCATCGGCCCCCCAACACTGCACTGGGCGGATCGGTGACTTGTCGAAACTTATTCGTGCTGTAGAGGATGCTTTAACAGGCGTTGTCTATGACGATGATGCCCAGATAGTTCACCTCACCTCTCAACGTCGTTATGTCTCTGGAGATCACGAACATCCCTGTGCCATCATCACCATCACCGCCATTTCCTAACCTCGGCGATGTCATCACAACCGATGACGTAAGCCAAAAAGGATCTGGCAGTTACAAGGCTGATTATGTGAACTGGTGCCGCACAATGCACCTGCTTCACGAGCACGCCCCAGGCTGGCAGTTTGCTCTAGCCAACGCCCCAAGCGGCGGTCATGTTTGGAAGGCGCCTAATGGCAGCGGCTACGTCGTCGGCTACTTCATCAGCAGCGAAGGCCAGACAACGCCGCATTTCCCGCAGGCGATCATGGACAACCGAAATAACGCGGTTGCCTTTGACAAGATCAGCGCCCGCGATCTGACGGACTCACATCGGAGATGCCTCTGCACCGCTTCCGCTGCCGCATTTGGGCTGGCATGGCAGTTGTGGGCGCGGGAGGAGGTCGAGAACCCGCACCGGGAGGAGGAGCCCAAGCCTGCAAGATCTATGAAAAAGCCTGAGAAGGCAAGATCCATGACGCCGGCCCCGACACCTGAACCGACGCCTGCAGCGCTTGGCGTCAAGGCAGAAGATCAGCCGATTGATCCTCAAGAACTGAAGGCTTTGCTTGGGACTCTGAAAGAAATGGATGAGTCAGAGCTGCAGCCATTCATGCAAGCATTCACCGCTGTCTTCCCTCTGCCACCTAACGGCAGAGTCTCCGAGGCGATTACCTCCGTCAAACATCAAACCTGGATCAACGACTACTTCAAGCGCAATGGCTGATGAAAAGACCAAACAAGCGGTGGCGGACGACAAGCGCCGCTCAAATCACTTTCAGGTTCGGCTGGACTCTCAGCTAGCCGAACAGCTGCGCCACTACGCAGAACAACGCCATCACGGCGTAATCAACATGGCGCTCAGCACCATCATCTCCAAGTTCTTCAACGGAAAGTAAATGCTCAACATGACCGCTCATGGCAACCTCGGCCGTGACCCTGAACTCAAGCAAACCGACAAATCACAAGTCGCTAGCTTCAGCATCGCCGCACGTACCGGCAGAGACGAGACCACTTGGATCGACTGCTCTGTCTGGGGGAAGCGAGCTGAAACCGTGATGCAATACCTGCACAAGGGCGACCGAATTACCGTATGCGGCTCAGCCAAAGTGCGGATCTATGAGAAAAAGGACGGCAGCGAAGGCAAGAGCCTGGAGCTGAACGTGTCGGACTTCACATTGCCGCCAAAGCAAGAAGCGGGATCTATGAGCTTCTGAGCTAAAAATCGGGCAGGTCAGATCTATGACGGCCTGCCTGAGCAGATCTATGACAAAGCCAACCATCAAACAGGTGCAGCAAGATGGCTTGCTGGTTTGGGAAGTCAGCCACGGTGGCATCGTCCGTTACTTCAAGCATGACTGGAAGGCACGCTGGTATTACGAGTCATGCGTGAGGTACTACCGAACCAAGATTCTCGGCAAGGGTTCTTAGTCCCAGCAAGCGAGTTTGGCGTCAAGCTCTCCGATACGCCCTACGGCTTGGCTAAGGAGCTTTGATTGATGAAAGTTTTGACGCACGAGCGAAGCGCAGATCATTTTTAGTTGCTCTTCGTCGTCGCAGTTTTGGACGTTTCTAACGCTGCGTTCAATCTCAAAAAGCTCCTCCGTGGAGGGCTTGATCTGCATCCAGGTCGCCCAGCCCATTTGTTACAGAGTGTATTTTTCTGAATAGTAAGCAGCGTTTTTGTGCATGTCCATGAGCCCTATTCGCTAATCAGGATCACCCAGCCGGTTCTCGGGCCTTCTGCCTGCCACCTCTGATAAAACGCAGCCTGCCTCACGCGGACATTGCGCCCTAGGTGCGGGTTCGAGTGACCACCCTTCTCCATCTCGGGGTAACCGAGGGGGTCTTGGACGATCCATTCAGGGTCGTTGCTGTTCTTCCCCGCATAGCCGCTGATGACCAGCCAGTGGCCGCAGCCCAAGCCATTGCACATTGGCGGCTCACCGCGAAGCATGTTGCCTGCGCTGAGATAGCCGGCAAGAACAGGTCGACCGGCCTCTAGCTCTCGCTCAACCAAGTCAGCGTCACCGTCTTTGCGGAACTCAGCTTTAAGGCCAAGACTCCGCAGTGCCGCTAGCTGTGCCTCTACGGACGTGGTGTCCCCGTACTTGTTACGGATGTCGTTGTACTCATCATCCGTCGTAACGCGGCGGTAAAAAGACGCCACCATCGCGGCCGCCGACGAGAAACACTCTCTATACCCCGTTCCTGTCTTGTTATCGAGCTGTGTGAAGTAAGGCATGTAGATCTGCTGGTCATATCCGCTCTCCTTCCACGCTTGAAACCAATCAGCCTCGTTCTCCTCCAGTAATTGCGCTGGCAGCGACTCTTCAAGTTGTTTAATTGCAGCCAGCTGGTGGGGCGTACCACGGAAAAACTGAAAGAACGGCAGCAGACTCAGCACGCCAGTCACAGCTAGGGCTGGCCTGATATTGCTTGGTCGCAACTGGTCACGCCAGTGCTGTATCCGGCTACGAAAACCAACATTGAACTGCAAAGCAAAAACGTGACCGCGCTGCCTGCAATGAACCAGCCAGTCGCGGAGAACGCGGACAGCTTCACTTCTCAACACGAGTATCAGGCAAAAGCAAATCTTTGAGGTGCTTTACAGCCAAGTCATCCAAATCGTTGTCGGTGCGCGTAACGATCCGCTCCAACATCGCAACGATCAACTCTTTGAACGCCCTGGAGCGCCACATCGTCATGACCAAGGGCTTGAGGATTAGAAGCATTGGCCTGGCCTAGTTACCCTTAAAGCGTAGCTCTGTTCCGCAATGGCAGAAACTCCAGAGGACAACCACGAGAAGGAAGGCATCTGCGTTGCTGATGTCGTTAAATGCGCTGTCTTGTTTTGGAGCGCCACTCTGCTGACCGTCTCTTATTTGGGCTTGTTCCCTCAGATGAAAATGGACAACACCTTTGTTGCATCTCTGTTGACCGGCGCAATGGCCTCTTTTGGCATTGAACGGAAGTCAAATGGGAATGGCAATAAGAAGCCGAATATCATTGACAATAAAGATTCCAAGGCTGGCATCAAATGACCCGCACACTTTTGGTATTGGGCATCACTTTGCTGGCTGCCCCTGCCCATGCTGACATCACCCACCGGCTGACTCAGAGCGCCCAGATCAGCATTGATCAGGCTTACAGCTCAGCCCAACGGATCGGTTCTACCTACAGCGCATCAGGCACAAACGTGACCCCCTCGGTCACTGCAGGGGGCTCGACGACTTCCGGAGCCATTGGCGGCCTGAACCTTGGCAGTCTGACCAGTGGCGTCCCTGCCATGATCGACACTGACTACGCAGTCACAACCGCCGGTTCGGCTTTCTCGTTTACTGAGTCGGCATTGATAGGTGACACGATCAGCTCAGCCACTGAGGTAACTACCACCACCGGCAACGTTGACGATCTCCCGACCTACGGCGAAGTCGTAACGGGTTCGGGCGGCGTGAAAAGCAATCTGGCGGCGACAGCTCTTTCGAGCGGAATCATGACCGTGACAGCAGGTGGGGCAGGCACGAGTGCCATCCTGAGCAACAAGATGGAGATTGAAATTGACTAAGGCTTGGCTGCTGCTTTTGCTGCTGCCTAGCTCAGCAATGGCAGCACCAATCGTTCCGCAGTTCACTCAGG